AGTAACAATTTTTATTTTAATCATTCCTTTAATGAAACCAGAATAGGCGTATCAGCCCCAACTAAGACAGTTACCTTTGAGGCGTATGTAAAGCGCACAAGTGGTAGTTCTAGCGACAACTTTTATGTTAGACCTTACGCAACAAACACCTCAAACAAAATTACCGTTAATGATTTGGTGCAGGATGAATGGACTTTTGTTACAGGGACTTTGATTAAAGACTCTGCGGTGAGCGCCAAGCACCACATCCAAATAGGAGGAGACACAGGAGTTACCTTTGAAGTCTCTAATGTTAAATTCTACTCAGAAAACAATGATGTTATGGTGTCCAAATGGTATGACCAGTCAGGTAATGGTCGTCACGCTGTTCAAGCGGCTTCTGGAAGTCAACCTAAGATTGTTACTTCTGGTTCGTTAGTTAAATTGAGTGACGCTCCTGCTATTAGCTTTGATGGTTCTTCTCAATTTTTAAGTACAACTGGATTTTCCTTTTCACCTTCTGGAGATTTTCTTGCCTTAACGGTTTCTAAAATATCTAATGGTAATCTAATTGATACCAGAGACGGAGGTAGTGACGGCTTCTTTATTCAGCAAGGCTCAACATTTAGGCACAGATATAACGGAGATGGTTCTATTAACGTGAGTGGTAATAACCAATATATATTAGCGACTTCTGAATTAAATGGGACTACTTTGACTGCTTATAAAAATGGAGCAAGCGCAGGAACAGACACATCCGTTTCAGCAGGACTTTCCACTACTCAAGATACAATCATAGGAAGAGTATCTTTTACTGCGGCTAATTATGCTACAGGTAGTATTCAAGAAATAATCTTATACGACACCGACCAGTCAGCTAACCGTCCAGCCATCGAAGCTAATATTAACAATCAATACAACATCTACTAATGTATCTTATATACGCATCCGAAGAAGCCGCCCTAGAGCGAGCCGACGAAGAAGGTAAAGAGCGCAACTTCCCCTACTGGACTACTGGAGGAACAACACGCTGGGTGACTAAGCCAGTCCCTACGGCTGACGGTATGTGGGCTTTAGATGTTTCTGAGTATGACCTCGATGAACTTGAACAACCTACAACCGTAGAGTCCGTAGCGTTCCCAGAACCAGAAAAAGAATAATTTATGACACACAAAACTGCTGAAGGCTTATATACCTCCCTTGAGGGGAAGAGACACCAGTACCTAGACCGCGCTCGCTCCTCAGCAAAACTCACACTTCCATACGTCTGCACAGACGAAGGCTTTGGAGCACATAGCCGATTGGACACACCTTTTCAGGGCGTTGGGGCAAGAGGAGTAAACAACCTCGCTTCAAAATTACTGTTGGCACTTCTACCTCCCAACGCCCCCTTTTTCCGTCTCGCTGTGGACGAATATGGACTACAGCAAGAAGGCGCACCGCCTGAGCTAGTCACAGAGATTGAGAAGTCTCTACAGCAGGTCGAAGAGTCCTTCATGGAGGAAGTCAGTAGAGGTACATATCGTACCGCACTGCACGAAGCTATTAAGCAACTCATCGTCACTGGTAACGCTTTACTATACGTCCCTGACGACGGTGGCGTAAGAGTGTTCCACCTTGACCGCTTCTGTGTTGAGCGCGACCCAATGGGTAATGTTTTATACATCTGCACTAAGGAATCCCTAAGCTACATGAGCCTCACTGAGGAAATGAAAGAAGTAGCAGGGGCTAACGAAGGTGGCTCAGATGACGAAGTACAATTATATACAGCAGTCTGTCGTAAAGATAAGGGCTGGAAAGTCTGGCAGGAAATCAACGGCAACGTTATTCCTAAGTCTGAAGGCTTCTACGGTTTAGACAAGAACCCATTTATTCCTCTGCGTTTCACACGTATTGACGGTGAGGACTACGGACGTGGTTATGTTGAGGAATACCTCGGCGACCTACAGTCCCTTGAGACCCTCACACAAGCTATTGTGGAAGGCTCTGCCGCCGCCTCAAAGGTTCTATTCCTAGTTAACCCTAACGGCACAACCAGAGCTAAGACACTCGCCGACAGTCCCAACGGTGCAATCACACAGGGCAACGCGGCAGATGTCACCACCCTACAAGTAAACAAGTTTAACGATTTCCGTGTAGCACAGGAGACAATCAACGTAATCAAAGACCGCCTAGGTCACGCCTTCCTTCTTACCAGTGGTACTGTACGCCAAGCTGAGCGTGTTACCGCTGAAGAGATACGGATGTTAGGTATGGAGTTAGAATCTGCCCTCGGTGGTCTCTACTCTCTTCTAAGCAGTGAAATGCAACTTCCATTGGTCAATCGTCTAATGGAGGTAATGAATAAGAAGGGTAAGTTACCTAAGATTCCTAAAGACGTTGTGAAGCCCATCATCATTACAGGTGTTGAAGCTTTAGGACGTGGCAATGATTTACAGAAACTAGACCTGTTCCTAGCTGGAGCCGCCCAAGTGGTAGGCCCTGAAGCTATAGCGCAGTTCGTCAAGGTTTCAGAATACTTTAAACGGAGGGCAATCTCCCTCGGTATCAAAACCGATGGGCTGGTTAAGTCCGAAGAAGAAATGGCAATGGAGGCTCAGCAAATGCAACAAATGCAAATGGCTGAGAAGTTAGGCCCCGCTGGTATTAAAGCGATGTCTGACCAATCCCTTGCCCAACAACAACAACCAAGCGAGCAAATAGATGGCTAATTACCAATCAGTAACAGTACAAGAACATACCGAGGAAGAAAATGTCTCCCTCGAAAAGCAAGCCGCCATGCAAGAAGAAGCGGCTGAGCAACGTAATCAATCAATCGAATCTAACACCGAAGAGCCCCAAGAGGAAACCCAAGAGGAAGCCTCGGAGGAGCGCCCAGAGTGGCTAGATGAGAAGTTTGAGTCCCCAGAGGACTTGGCAAAAGCCTACAATGAACTTCAGAAGAAACAATCATCCAAGCAATCCAAAGCTAAGAAAGATGAAGCCCCTGCCGAAGAAGAAGCAGAGACAGGCGTTAGTCTCAATTCATCCGTACAAAAAGCTACCGAAGAGTTTGCTGAGTCTGGCGTTCTTACTGACAAGACCTTCATTGAGCTAGAGAAAGCAGGGCTACCCCGTAGTTTCGTGGAAGCGTACATCGCGGGTCAAGAGAGCATGAGCACATCACAAGCCTTGGACATCCAGAACGAAGTAGGAGGCAATGCTAACTACAACGCTATGGGCGAATGGGCGGCAGATAATCTATCTGACAGTGATTTAGACGGCTTCAACAGCATCGTAGAAACGGGCTCTATTGAGCAGGCTAAGATGGCTGTCAAAGGTCTCTATGCTCAGTTCATCTCTGCTGGTGGTCAGCCCCCTGAGTTATCTCAAGGCGGTACTAGCGGTTCCTCTGTTAAACCTTTCGGGTCAGCGGCTCAGGTAACTGAAGCTATGCGCGACCCTCGTTATTCATCAGACCCAGCGTTCCGCGACAACGTAGAGAAACGCTTAGCAGTCTCCAACGTCCTTTAAATTATGTCTATAGAACTACTATCCATGCTCGGAGGTGGCATCTCAGGTTTCGTGATGCGCCTCGTAGCCTCCCAAGCGGAAGCCCAAGGCAGAGCCCTTGATGCTATGCTCCAGAAACAGGAGATGGCAGACAAGTCTTCTGAAGCGGCGGCTAACCGAGGTGGAGTCTGGGTGCGAAGGCTGATTGCTATCTGCATTTTATTTGCAGTTATAATTGCGCCTTTTGTACTATCATTACTCAACGTACCTGTGGCTCTTGAAAAAGAGTCAGGGGGCGGCATTTTCTCTTTAATCTTTGGTTCTCGAAATGGATACATCAACGTCGACGGTTTCGTTCTTCTACCAGAAGTGCGTCAAGGCATGCTTGCTTTGCTTAGCTTTTACTTTGGCTCCTCTATGGTTAAACGCTAACAATGAAAATAAAGCTATATCATTACACGAGTTCGTTACGCTCATACCTCTATGGGAAGTTCCTTACGGCAGTCACCCAACTATTGTTGGAGACGGAGGTCGTGCTTACGGGCTGTATCAAATCCATCAAGTTATGGTGGACGACTACAATCGTATCACGGGCAGTAAAGTTGCGCACACTGTGGCGTTCGACCCTAACTTCAGCTTCCTCATCGCTTTTAAAGTTCTTTCGCATTATTCGAAGCACATTAGAAGCTGTGGTGAAGAAGTAACTGTAAATCACCTGCTGTTCATTTGGAATGGCGGTGGTGGCGCGTGGACACGAGTAAACAACCCAATAGATGACCAGAAACAAAAGAATTTACTTCGGTATAAAAGCCGAGCCCTCCCAATAATAAAAGATTACATAAATGGCAAAGAGAAAAGGCGTAAGCCTACGGAAAGAACACAAGTCTAAGAGCGGGGGTCTCTCCAAGAAAGGAAGAGACTACTACAATCGTAAGACTGGTTCTAATCTCAAAGCCCCACAGCCCAAAGGCGGTGCAAGGAAGCGTTCCTTCTGTGCCCGTATGAGTGGCGTTAAGGGGCCTATGAAGGATTCCAAAGGCAGACCGACCCGTAAAGCTCTCGCCCTTCGTAAATGGAAATGTTAATATGAGCCTATACAGAAACATAAATCGTCGCCGTAAACTCGGCATCTCCCGTAGCAAAAAGAAGTCTACGGTGAGCGATAAAGCCTATTCTAATATGAAGAAGGGCTTTCCTAAAAAGAAGAAATAACTTTCGTCCCTAAGCTAGTAGTAGCGTAAGGCCCTTTGAGGAGGATAACCTTAGACAAGCAAAACATGCCCACGGACACCTAACCCCCAATACTAATCCAATTAAGGAAATAAACTAATATGGCTAATAGCAATACAAGTCCCTCTCGTTTAGGGCAAGTAAATGCTTCAGGTGATGTGAATGCGTTATTCCTGAAGGTGTTCTCTGGTGAAATCCTAACTACGTTCGAAGAACAGAACGTGATGAAGGATTTGCACATGGTACGCACCATTCAGAATGGCAAATCTGCACAATTCCCTGTAACAGGAATAGCAACCGCAGGATACCACACAGCAGGCGAGAATATCGCTGACTCTGGTAATGGTTACCTGTCTGCAATCAAACACGCTGAGCGCGTCATCTCTATTGATGATGTACTCATCTCCTCAACGTTCATCGCAAACATCGACGAACTAAAGAACCACTACGACGTCCGCAGTATTTATGCTAAGGAACTCGGTAAGGCACTCGCCAAACGTTTCGACATCGCTACGATGAAGACGCTTGCCGCCGCCGCTCGTGGTACTTCAGAAATCGGCGGAGAAAACGGCACTATTCTTGGTGCTTCCTCTTCGTTGTTCGCTGGTGCTAACGCAACTGCGGCTGAACTTATCGACGCTCTCTATGGCGTTGCTGAGTCTCTCGACGGTAAGGATGTAAGCGACGAAGGTCGTTTCGCTCTCCTAACTCCTGCGGACTACTACACCCTAATCACAGCAGACAACAGCGCAGTGTCGCTTGCGTCTAATCGTGATGCTGGTGGTGTTGGTAACATCGCAACTGGTACAATCAGCCAAGTCGCTGGTATCAACCTCATCAAGAGTAATCACCTCAGCACTGTTGCTGTTGATAACTCTGGTGTTTCTACTGGTGATGGAGCTACTGCCAACGTGAACAACAACGTGTTCGGCGCAGATGGTTCTAACGGTACTGGCTACAATGGTGACCTACAGAATACCCGCATCCTTGCAGGTACTAAGGAAGCTATCGGTACAGTCAAGCTCCTCGACCTCGCTACAGAGTCCGAGTACCAAATCGAACGTCAAGGTACATTGTTCGTTGCTAAATATGCAATGGGACACGGCGTCTTGCGTCCTGAGTGTGCTGTAGAAGTACGCTAAATTAATTCTGAGCCCCCATTGGTTAATTCCTTTGGGGGCTCTTTTTTAACTTTTAAATTTATATAATAATATGCTCACACTTACAACAAAGCTAGAAGCTGTTAATTCAATGCTAGGACACATCGGTGAAAGCCCGTTGAATAGCATTAGTAACACCAGAGCGCTTCCTATCTCTGCCGCTACTGCTATCACTGTGCTGGACGAAGTAAGTCGTTCCGTTCAAACTGAAGGGTGGCACTTTAACACAGAACTCAAAGTCTCCCTGAGCCCTGCTGGGGATGGCACAATAACTTTATCGGACGATATATTGGAGATAGACACAACCGATAAATCTATCGACATCGCCCAACGAGGGCGCGTTTTGTTTGACCGCTCTAATAACACCGCAGTGTTCACAAAAAACCTAGAGGTGAACCTGACACGTCTACTGGACTTTACAAGCCTACCAGAGGCCGCAAGACGATATATCACCTTAGTTGCCTCACGGGTATTCCAAGGACGTATCGTAGGCTCTCGTGAGTTAGAAGCCCTCATCGCTCGTGATGAATACAACGCACGGGCTGACCTTATGGATGCGGAAGGTAATAATGCTGACAGGACAATATTTGACAGCTACGCTGTAGCATCCAGAATAGGTCTCAACCGTAACTATGACATCTCCTAATGCCTTTAATTAATACAGCGGTTCCAAACCTTATCCAAGGTGTATCTCAACAACCAGACTCAACACGTTTTGATGGTCAGTGCGAGGCGCAGGAAAATGCTCTTAGCTCTGTCGCCGATGGACTAAGGAAGCGCCCTCATACTCAGCATATTGCTAAGTTGTTAAATACAGCTATTGCTGAAGACAGTTTTGTTCATTTCATCAATCGAGATGAAAATGAGAAGTATGTAGTTATTCATTCTGGGGCTGGAATCGAAGCTTGGAACATTATTTCAGGTATAAAGTGCCTAATTAACGGGAGTGCTACGCCTCTAACTCCCCCCAGTTATCTAACCACCGCGACACCCAAAGAAAGCCTCAAGGCACTTACGGTAGCAGACAGCACTTTTATTGTTAATAAGGATATTGGTGTTGGGCTCTCACAAACTAAAACAGCATCTCTTGCTAAGAAGGGTTTTGTTTATATCGCTCAGGGGGATTACCAAAAGAAATACGAGCTTACTGTAGGCGGCAACCTTACAGGAACTGTACCAAGTGACCAAGCTACATTTAGCGTGGTTGTAGAGGATTATTATTACAGAAAAGGCTGGGAGAGATTTAGGGTTGCTGATGTAAATGTAACAAATGCGGGCTCAGGTTACCCTGCTAGTACGTCCACAACTCTAGACCTCACTTTTATTTGGGGCACTTTAGGTAATACGCTTGGAAGGTCGCGCAGTTATGCCTCTATTAATGTAATGCCTGAAATATCAGTTACATTTAATGCCAGCGGCGGTGTAGCTTCAGCAACCGTTGTTAATGCTGGTGCATTTGGTCAGCATAATACAGAAGTTTCAGGAGGTAGTTTTTATGGTAATTATAATGCTGAGATTTTAGCCGCCGTACAAGGTGATACCATTACTGGCACAGCTTCAAGCTTTGAAACTAAAAGTCTACTTAGTACTGATGCTTCGCAGGCAGATACATCAAACATTGCTTCTTCGCTATTTGATGACTCTCTAACTAGTTCATTTGCTTCCGTTCCCTTAAAAGTTGCGGCGGGCGGCGTGGGAAATATATTTACCGCTGGTACTACCTTTACTAGTCCTCCTCTTTCAGCGACGAGAGAGGGCAATAGTATTATAATTGAACGTGCTTCAGGCACAGGTGATTTTACCTTAGAAACATCAGACGGGCTTGGCGGTGCAGGAATTAAAGCTGTGTATAAACGCATGGACGCTGTTTCTGACCTTCCCATCAAAGCCCCTAACAATTTTGTAGTAGAAATAGTAGGAGATGAAGATTTAGACCAAGATAATTATTGGGTAAAATTCACCACTAATAGTGGAGCGGATTTCGGAGAGGGTGCTTGGGAAGAAACCGTAGCCCCTGACACGTCCGTCGGCTTTGACGTAAACACAATGCCAATGACTATCCGAAGTCGTAACATCAATATACTTGAGATTGATACGTTAAGCTTTGACGAACGCGTAGCAGGCGACGAAGAAACAAACCCTAACCCTTCGTTCGTTGGGCAAGGAATTAATGATATTGTATTCTTCAAGAACCGCTTAGGATTCATCACAGATGACAGCGTGGTATTCTCTGAGGCTGGTCACTTCTTTAACTTCTTTAGAACTACAGTATCAACTCTGTTGGACTCGGCTCCAATCGACATTACCGTTAGTAGCACTAAGGTAACTAAGCTAGAGTCTGCTACCATCTTCCAAGAGAACTTGATGTTGTTTGCGGATAATGTTCAGTTCGTACTGAAGGGTGGAGACTTATTTACGCCTAAGACCGTATCCGTATCTCCTGCAACTAACTTTAGTTTAGAGGGCTCAGTTAGTCCTCTTCCTCTTGGTTCTTATATTTACTTCCCTTTTACGCGTGGCTCGTTCACAGGACTTCGTGAGTTATCTTTAAGCGCAAACACCGAGACCTATGATGCGGTTGAGGTGACTGAGCATGTTCCTGCTTATATTCCTAGTAATATAATAGAGATGGCGGGAACGACCGCTGAGGATATTATAGCTCTACTGAGCGGCAACGAAAAAGAGTGCCTGTATATCTACAATTACTTTTGGAATAACAACCAGAAGGTTCTTAGTGCTTGGTCAAAGTTTAGCTTCACTGGTGAGATACGCGCAATGGAGTTCATTGACTCTGCTCTTTATCTGATTATCACTCATCACGGGCAGACTCAGCTTGTAGCGATGCCTATAGAGTCTAATTCAGGGACGCTTGGTACAACCCGCTATGGCAGTGAACCAGTAATTACCACTCCTTATACGCCTAACAACCCAACCATACTCGTCGATGATGATGGCGGCGGGGATGGCAACGGAGATACAGTTATAGACCTTGGTGGCTTCACGGTCGTATTATATACAGACGAGTTCTATACGCTTTACTGGAATCCAACAACAGGAGCAACGATAGCACTCGATGCTGAAGGTAACGAAGTGTCCGTTGGCAATATATATACAGTAAGTTCCTATTACACTCCTGTTTATGGTGAACCATCTCAACCAGCTTTTGACCCATTTACAGTTGCTACTGGAGACTCAGGATTTACCGCAGAGTACAATAGTTTAAAAACCCACCACAGTAGCTCGACGACATCTGGTCAGCTCGATGCTCCTTATGTTATTAGAGGCATCGGAGGTAATGTAACCACCGAAGACAAGTGCAGACTAGAGTTTAAAGTCGAAGAGATGACAGGCGAATGGGAGGTGTTTCTACAAGGAAATTCACCTAGCGTAGCTGACAGTGAGATTATCCCTGTCGCCACTCAAATTGGTAATGCAGGCAATTATCCCTCTACGGGTAACAATTATGTTTATGGCGATGATGACGTTATCGTAATATTTACTCCTCCCAACGTAGACTGCGACCGTATGATATTTAGACTTAAAGAGGGATATACTGGTAGTCTTACAATATCAAATCTGTCGGTTAGGGTTATTCCTCCAGTAGTTGTCGTGCCTTTCCAGCCGATTGACAAAACAGTATTCACATACCCACTATTTGAGGGTTTACCTTTGTCCTTTTATTTTGACCCCATTGGTCTCCGAACAATTTCGGCTGACCCTGATGGAATGGGCCCCGACGCTACTGTATTTGCTTTGACGGGGGGACATCGTTTTATCAACACTCAAGGCTCCTCATATTCACCAGTCCAAGGACAGGCTTGGAGACCGCGTTGGGATTCACTAACTATCGACGAAGGTTCAACAGGATTCGAAGCATCTTATGACACAATTAAGACTCACTATCTTAGCACTAGCAACTATAGCGTATATGACCATCCAACGATAATACGTTACCTCGGTGGTCAACCAATAGCGGGTTCTGTTGTCGACGTGGAGTTTGAAGTTGAAGAGATGACAGGCCCATTTACTGTTCAATTAACTAAAACCCCTCAAAACGCTGCTGAGGCCCAGCTTCAGCCCAGTGAGATATATACTATAGACCCTAGCTCGGTCGGTACTACCCAGACATTGACTTTTAATGTTGCTAGACAGGTAGAAAAGATGGAGTTTGTATTAGACCAAGGAACACGGACGAGTGGCGGCGGTGGAGGCGGCGGAGGCGGCGGAGGACTGTCCGCGGAAACAACAGGAAGTATTAGCGTCAATAACATTAAAGTCTTTGCGAGCCACTATTCGGATTCTGCAAGGTATCCTAATAACCATCTAGGAGTTTAATAAATGAGTATAGAAAATAACGCTAATATTATAAATCTAGACATGGCTGTAAAAGCAACCATAGCGGCAGGGCAAAACTACGTAACGTTACCTTACTTTCCTGAAAATAAAGACGCTATTGAGGTCTACACCGCAGACGGGTTAAGATTACTTGTAGCTTCTGTTTCAGGCAACGTCGTTTACCTTAATAAAGCTGTTAGGCAGTTAACTAACTTGGTCGTAGGCTACCCTTACTGTATGAAGTATACGTTCTCTGAGCAAATCTTCAAAGCTAGAGCAGGTAATGGAAAGAGCCCAAGCAATGCCGCCAAGTTAATGGTGCGTAACGGCTCAATTTACTTTGACGAGACGGCTTACTTCAAGGTCAAGGTTACTCCTCAACACCGAGACACAACCGAGAATGTTTTTACGCCAGATATTGTTGGCGCTTCTACCGTTGGGGAACTAACCCTCGACAGCGGCGCGTTCCGCTTTCCTGTGTTCACCAAAGCAAAAGGCACGACTATCACGATTGAGAACGAGAGTGCGTTACCCAGTAACTTCCAGAGTGCTGAGTTTGAGTCCTTCCTACACTCGCGCTCAAATAGATATGGCTAAACTGAATATACAGGCTGGTAGGTGTTCTATTGTAGAAGCTACCAAGGAACACATAGAACAGATATATCCGTTCATGCGTAGAGCTGACCAGATAGAGGTTGCCTGTATGGGACATACTCCCAAGGAAGCCCTAGAGAACGGCTTCAATAATGATGACGTTACCCTTACCGCTCTAGACCCAGACGGTGTGCCGATGGCAATGTTCGGTGTCGGACAGGTAAACAACCTAGCGTACATCTGGTGGTTAGGCACAGACATTGTGACCGACCACGCATATGACTTTATTAAATCGTCCCGTAAGTGGATACAAATACTCACCAAGCCTTATGGCGCAACCTTTAACTTCGTACACGAGGAGAACAAATTGGCTATCAAATGGCTAAAATTCTGTGGTGCAATCTTCACCCGCAAACTCGACTTCAACAACCAACCCTTTTTTGAATTTATAATTACTTCTAAATAATATGTGTCCTCCAATTATAGCGCCCATAGTCGCCGCCGTAGGTAAAGCTGGAACAGCTATCGCTGGCTTAAGCGCAACCACAAAAGCAAGTCTTCTTTTAGGAGCCGCTCAAACAGGCATGTCCATCGCTGGACAGAGGCAACAAGCTAAAGCCCAAGAGAAAGCCCAGCGCAACGCAACGATTGCCGAGCAACAGCGTCAACTAAGCGAGATGTCAGCTTCCCGTCTCAGGGAAAGACAAGAGAAGGTAGCGGCGGCACAGCGTATCCAACAGTCCACCACAGCCGCCCGTGAAGCTCGTTCAACGGCTCGTGTGAGTGCTGGTGAGGCAGGCGTAGCAGGACTAAGCGTAGACGCGTTGATTAATGATATGACACGCAAAGAAGCAGAGTTTAGCTTCTCTGTTCAACAACAGATGCAGTTCGCTAATATGAACCGTCAGCTTGGATTTGAAGACGGTGCTAACCGCTCTCGTATGAACCTGTTGAGCATTAACAAACCAATAGCTCAGCCTAACTACCTTGGAGCGGCTCTTAGTGGAGCCCAGACAGGACTCAGTGCTTTTAATGCAATGAATACCGCAGGCATCGGTCAAGGAAGCTCAGCCGCCGCTGGTACACCAAACGTTCCAATCGACAACAGCCTATATAAAGGCCCCACATTTAACTAATGGCTAAACAAACTTTAAAATCATTATTAGGCTCCTCAGACGAGCGCAAGCAGGTAGAGCTAAACCTTAACCCTGTAAACCTCCAGCCCACAATACGTAGCGGAGGTAATTACCGTGTAGCCGTACAGGACACCCCTAAAACAAACTCTCTGCTTCAGTTAGCTGAGAATTTAAAGGGAGGCGTAGCTTTATACGGTGCGGCAGTAGAAGTTTCTCAAAAGAAAGCCCAAGAAGACGTCAATACAATGACGGACGAGGAATACGACAAGTTCCTTACAGAGGGCTTAGACCCAGATGCTAAAAGCCTATTTGGTTACACCAAGGCTTACAACCGTGCGTTAGCTCAAAAGTACCACGCAGAAGAGATACCAAAAAAGCTACAGGACATCTCAACTGAAATGTTCAGTAACTATTACGACTACAAAGACGCAGATACCTTTG